GCGATCTTTCATTATTGTCAAAACAAAGAAGAAACTGAAAATGCGTTTAAGGGTGTAGATCCTGAAGATATTATCACTTGGGGTCGCACTGTAAACATGGAAACATATCAGCCGTTGTTAGCTGTGATGGTCAGGAAAAAAGACAAGCCAGTCAAAGAATGGTTTAAGTATATTGTACCGATGGAACTTTATACAGAAGTAGACGAACTGAAAACAAGGGAAAAGCTGTGAGCGTATTTGATTCAACTAATCGTAAAGATTCAACAAAGGTGCGAGCATTTTTTGATGATGCTCCTACCATTGCACGTTACGATAAGCAGAAGTATCCGTTCCTCGAGAAGCTGACTGAAAAGCAACTTGGGTTCTTCTGGCGTCCAGAAGAGATCGACATCTATCGCGATGCTAAAGACTTCAAAGGATTGACAGAGCATGAGCAACACATCTTCACTTCTAACCTCAAGCGTCAGATCCTTCTCGACAGTGTTCAAGGCAGAGCTCCTACAGTCGCCTTCGGTCCAATTTGTAGTCTACCAGAACTTGAGAACTGGATCCTTACATGGGCATTTAGCGAGTCCATCCACTCTAGATCATACACTCATATTATCAGAAACATCTACGCTAACCCATCAGAGGTGTTCGACGGTATTCTAGACATGCAAGAGATCGTAGACTGCGCTGGCGACATCAGCAAGTATTACGATGAGTTGATTGAAATGAATAATGAGGCTTGGGCGCTTGGTAATAAAGATAGATATAAACATAAGAAAGCATTGTGGCTAACTCTTATGTCTGTTAACATCCTCGAAGGTGTTCGTTTTTATGTTAGCTTTGCATGCTCTTGGGCATTTGCTGAAGTTAAGAAGATGGAAGGTAATGCTAAGATCATCAAATTGATTGCTCGTGATGAGAACTTGCATCTCGCTGGTACTCAGCAGCTGCTAAAGGTGTTGCCGAATGATGATCCTGATTTTGCTACGATCAAAGAAGAAACTAAAGACGAGTGCATCAAGATGTTTAAGGATGCAGCTGAACAGGAAAAGGCATGGGCGCACTATCTGTTTAAAGATGGCTCTATGATTGGACTAAATGAAACATTGCTTAATGAATATGTTGAGTGGATTTGTAATAAACGCATGACTGCGGTAGGTCTTCAGCCTATATACAAAAACGGCTCGAACCCATTGCCATGGACCCAGAAATGGATTAGTGGCGCGGAAGTTCAAGTTGCTCCGCAAGAAACAGAGATCACCAGTTATATTAATGGTGGTGTCAAAAAGGACGTTAACAATGAGACATTTAAAGGTTTTTCTCTATAGTATCTTATTCTTATCTACCGCAGTATTTGCTGCAGAACAACAGCCACCGAAGCCATTAGCTTCATGTTCAATTCAGGTGCCATATGGATCTCCATCAACAGTTGCTAATCACCCTGTTATTTGTCGTGGTGCTTATATACTTGAACACGACCCTGTGGCCAAAATCCCAACATGGGTGGCTTGGAATCTCACTCCAGATCATGCTATCGGTTGTGTGGTGCGTACTAATGCTTTTGCTGCTGATCAATCATTACCTACTACCTCTAGATCAACCCCTGCCGATTACGCGCATTCTGGGTACGATCAAGGACATCTGGCTAACGACGCCGATATGTCTTGGGACAATCAAATAGAACACGAATCGTTCTATATGTCTAATATGAGCCCACAGCTCCCATCAGTCAATCGTGGTGTTTGGAAAACCCTAGAATCAGCTGCTCGTGCTTGGGTATATCAGACTAAGCACTCTCACACCATCTATGCTGGTAACGTATACTCTTCATCCTCTAAGACTATAGGAGATAACAAAGTAGTAGTTCCCGACTACCTCTTTAAGATTGTTATTGATGATGTTACTAAGAAGTCTTACGCTTTCCTATTCCCACATAAGGATGGGTTAGAATCTGACTTCACAAAATATCAGGTCACAGTTGCAGATATTGAAAAGATAAGTAAATCTACATTTCCTGTTCCTGATTCTAAGACAGTAAAAAATCAAACGATTACGGCTGATCTTAAGACCATAGCAGCCGATAAGAAAAAGCAATGTAAGGGAGGCCACGATGACTAATGTTACTGATATCCTAAACGAAATCTTTTATTCATTATCAGATTCTTTACCAGAAGATGAAAAGGAAAAGACATTTCTTGCTATCATCTCTGTTATGAATGATAATGATATTGATCTCGAAGAATTTACTGGTATTGATAATACCCTAGATGAGATTATCGCGATCGAGACTGAAGTCGATGAAGATGAAGACTGGGAAGATGAGCCAGAAGATATCGACGAAGACGAATGAGTTACGATAATCCATGGTTATATAACGGAATAGTAGTTGACGCTGAAACTCTATCTAATTATACAGGTTTCGTGTATATTATTACGAATCTAACCAACGAAAAGAAATATATCGGTAAGAAACTTGCTAAATTTTCTAGGACTTCTACTAAGACAGTAACATTGAAGAATGGCACTAAGAAAAAAAAGAAGATCAGGACTAAGATTGACTCTGATTGGCAAGAATATTACGGATCGAATAAAGATCTACAACAAGATGTGCTCACTCTTGGTCCGCAGAACTTTAGGAGAGAGATCCTAAGATTATGTAAGTCTAAGGGTGAGTGCAACTACCATGAGGCAAAACTTCAGTTTGCTTATGGTGTTCTTGAGAGTGACTTTTACTACAATTCTTGGATATCGGTAAAAGTTAGTAGATCCCACATGAAATAATGCTTTACTTTTAATAAAAAGTAGGGTATTATAATGATAATATGCCCACGTAGGCCAATTGGTTAGAGTCATGCGACTTAAAATCGCAACAGTGTCGGTTCGAGTCCGACCGTGGGCACCAAACCTTAAAGGTGTAATATGAGACGTAAATTTGATCTGGAAGAAATCCGCGTATTCATCCGAAACACTTCTCCAGAGACATGCATTTACATTGGCGCCGATTCTGAACGCTATCGTAAAAAGAAATCACAATTCTGGATGGCAGATTATACCCTCGCAGTAGTCGTGCATTATGACGGTTGCAGAGGATGTAAGGTATTCGGTGAAGTAGTAACAGAACGTGACTACGACCAGAAGCAAGACAAACCAGCCATGCGTCTTATGGGCGAAGTGATGAAAGCTGCTCAGTTGTATCTTGATCTAGCTGAAGCTATCGGTGATCGTCACTTTGAAGTCCACCTAGATATTAACCCAGATATGAAACATGGTTCTTCATGTGTAGCACAACAAGCAGTTGGATATATCCGTGGTATGTGTAATGTCGTACCTATGATTAAGCCAGATGCTTTTGCTGCTTCATATGCGGCAGATAGACTGAAAGACATCCTAGCAGCCTAAATAGTGAAAGGAATATATCATGGCACATCCGCATAAAAATAGACCCCGTAAGGGTCGCCGTAAAGTTGGTTCGCGTAAACGTAAAGCTAGACGGTTGAATAAAAAGAAGTAACATGTATAAAACAGCAACAGTGCTGTTCTTGGCGGCACTGTTAACATCATGTACTACTGTTGATGCCTATGGAACATCTAAAAAATACGAAGGCAACGCAACATGGTATGAATGTTGTAAGAAAACAGCGAATGGGGAACAATTTTATCCTTATGGATTTACTGTTGCCCATCGCACACTACCGTTTAATACGATACTACGACTAACTAATGAAAAGACTGGCAAAACTATTATCGTTAGGGTAAATGACCGAGGTCCGTTCGTAAAGGGCAGAGATATAGATGTCAGTAAAGGTGGGGCAATTGCTCTTGGTTTCTTCCATAAAGGTACTACCAAATTACTTATAGAAGTAATAGAAAAAGGAAATAGAGATGACAAGTCAGTTCGAAAAGTTCGTAGGCCAAACATTCGATATGGTCCACCAAGAAATTAAAGAAGAAGCTCGCTCTCTGGGTTTCTCTATTAATGTCATCCCAGATGGGGTAAATAATATTGATGTTGATGATAATAGATTGAATGTGTGGGTGGATCTAGTTACAGATAATATTAATAAATTTACCATAGGCTGATAAAATGGATACAAAGAGCGTTATTAAAAGAGCAATTCGCGAATCTGCTGGTCTTAATGAAGTTAAGATAAGTCTGGAATACCATAAAGAACTCAATCCAAAATTGTGGAACGGTAACAAATTAAAGCAGGAAGTAAGAACTAAACTGCTACAATTTGCTAAGATATGGGCTGAATTTGCTAAGATACCGCTTGACATTGTTCAGGATATCATTATAATAGGTGGTAATGTAAATTATAACTACACCTCTAAATCAGATATAGACGTCCATCTAATCATTGATCGCGATCGTCTAGGCCAGAATAGGGAGATGGTCGATGAATATCTCCAAGACAAGAAGATGTTATGGACTCTCACTCATAAGGTATCGATACTCGGCTACCCAATCGAACCTTATGCACAAGACTCACATGCAAGTTATCCCCGTGGTCAGGGTGTCTTCAGCATCAAACGAAATACTTGGGTACAATACCCTCCTCACGGGAAATACGACTTCGCCAATGATCCTGCTCTAAAGAAGAAGGTGATGTTCTATAAGAAATTGATCGACACCATCATTAAGAATAAGATGGATGTTGGCACCGTTAGAGATCTAAAAGCGAAACTAAGAGATATGAGAGCCAGCTCTATTGCCCAAGGAGGTGAGTTTGGTTTTGAGAATTTGGTATTCAAAGAGCTCCGTAATCGTGGATACCTAGATAAGATGAATAAGTATGAATTGTCAATGAAAGATCAGGAGTTGAGCCTATGATGCTACTTGAAGAAATGGTTTCTCTGGATATGCTTGAGAAAGGATATAATCCTTGCTTTCAAGCGCAAATTGAACTATACTGGAAGGAGTTGTTAGGATGATTGAAGTTTACAGTAAACCAAATTGTCCATACTGCACTAAAGCGAAACAGCTCCTTAGCACTATGAATATACCTTACAATGAATATAAACTCGACGAAGATTTCACTCGTGAGATCATCTTGGATAAGTTTCCTCTTGCTAAATCTTATCCAATCGTTGTTGTTGATGGTTTCCATATCGGTGGTTATAGTCAACTCGTAGAAAAGATTAACTCTGAAAATACTGATAGTCGCAAACTCCTGAACGGATAAAGGATCCTATATTATGAAATTTGAACGTGACCATCTCCTTGGAGATCTGAAAGTACATGTTTGTGAGATTCACTTCACTAAAGTAAACGGCGAATTCCGCAAGATGCGTTGCACCCTCCGCAATGATCTTGTCCCAGGAAATACCGATATGGCTCATCTTGACGAAGAGCATAAGAAAGAACCAAATCTGAATACTATCGTTGCTTGGGATGTCGAGAAGGG